AATGCTTCAATTTCTTTGGCAGCAGAAAAGAATTTAGTACCCAGCATTTCTGCAATTTGAAGCGCATCACCTGGAATGGCTTCACCAATCTCAAAGCCTGCTTTATTTGCCTTGGTGGCAGTATCCTGAAGTGTATTACCTAAGCCATCGATCTTGCTGGCAGCCTGATCAGCTTTCTTCTGCAAATCATTAGGAACTATTTTTCCAACTTCCTGAGCAGCTTGTTCAGATGCAGCCTTCAGTTTTTCAGATTCCTGTTTTATTGCGGCATAAATGGCCTTAGTGACACTTTCAGATTCCTTGATATTCGATACATAGTTTTTAGTATCAGCTTCCATCACAATTTTAAAGGTTAATTCTTTACCAGCCATTTTCTTACTCGCAATAAAAAACCCACCAAATGGTGGGTTAAGTGAAGATATAAAAAGCTCTTTGAGCTGCTCGATTCTTATTTACAGATTTGTTCCCAAGCTGATTGAAATTCTTCTGGGTTCATATTCTCACCCTCAATCGCAACAATTGCAGGGCTGGCAATAAATCTTTTAAAACCAGAATATCCATCGAAACTATTTTTGCTATTTACCTCACCACAATTTCCTTTGTGATTTCTAATTTCCGCATTTTTGGGATCTTTCAAATATTTTTCTAGAGCAATACGGGAATCAGTTTGAATCTGAACTCTACGTGAAAAATTTGATTCTACTTTTACACTTGGCGACTCTGAAGAACTGTACTTTGTATTAGAGCTAGTCGCTTCAGATTGAAGAGTTGTTTTACTTTCAGAGGGATTTCTTACTTCTGTTGAAGATCTATATGAGCAATATACTAAAGCAACTAGAATAAATATGATCAACCACATATAAAGAAGAAATTTTGAACTTTTCTTATTACCCACTTTTAACCCCACGCCCTTATTTTGAAATATTTTTGAGCATCTTAACCGACTGGTCTAAATTATCGCAATGTGAAAAAGCTTCTTTGCTCACGATGAGTCTTTTAAATCTTCCAAGAATTTCTTCAAGTCTTTAGCAGAAGCGTGCTGAGCGGATCTCACTACACTGGTCAGGGCTGCAAGCTTATTACGGTAATCTTTTTGGGCTGATTTTAGATATTCACTGTAAGCACCATAAGTCATATTCATGATTTCTGTATGAGTATGGCCAGCACTGATCAGTAGCTGGAATGAGTCAAACCAGGTTGAATCATTGTCTTTTGTTGCCTGCCTTTTATTACGGCGTTTAGGCTGGTCTTCTTTAAAATAAGCGCCGTTGACCTGCAATACTGCTGATAAAACTTCTTTAAATTGCTGTTCCGAAGCATTGGCCAAATCAATCAGGCTAGCTGCTGGAAGCTTAGTGGCCAGACTGCATATACCCAGCACTTCAATTGAATGAGTCTTAAAAAGTTGAGTTAAAATTTCATCTGAATAATCTTTTCCCTTTAAGAATCCTTTTACCTTTTCGGCATGTACCGCCCACTGGTCAAAATCTTTCATCTGTATCTGGTGAACTTCAACATCATTCACTGTGATAGTGCGATTAGCTGCTAGAAAAAAATCATTCATGATGGAATCTCATTACTTTTGATAGTTTGAACACTTATATTGAGTGCCGTGATAAATAAAGAACTTGGTGTCACCATCACAATTCATCTTTTTAAAGTTAAAAAAACTAAGTACAGATATGATCATCACAATGATCAGTAAAAAGAAAAATATCGCAGTAGTTTTATTCATGATTAAGCACCATAAAACACAGGCACAAAAAAAGACGCTAATGCGCCCCTGTGCCTGTATTTTGGATTTAGTTACTCAGCTTTAAGTATCAAGCTGCTACATTAAAACGATCAATGTGGCCAAACATGCTAAGTTCAGCATCATTTACCTTGGTAATGTCAGCCAGACATTCGCCCTCAATATCGTAACTAGAGAAATCCTCATTAATCAGATCAAATTCTGTCTCCGGTGAGAACTCCACACGCCATAAGGTTACGGCAACCTTATCTCCTTTATAGGTATCAACACCTTTAAAGAAGAAGCGGTATTCATTGCCGATATCGTTTGCAATCGCAGTACGTGTTAATTTTCCGGCTTTACCTGACCACTTAACGTCACCAGTCGGTGCAATATTAAAAATCACTGTACCGAATGCCGAATCGAGTACATAGGTATTGGCATCAATATCTGTATCAGCGCCGTCTTTAAACTTAACTTCTGACAGATTACGCTCACCCAGATCAATCATAGTCCCAGCTTCAACAGTACCTAGTGAGCGATCAGCGATAGTGCTTGCAGATACTTCAGTAACTTTACCACTCATCACCATGGCAAGATTTTGCTTGGTTACCTCTTCCAGGGTGCCGCTTACAGATACTCCTGTCTGCTTTCGCAGTACTGCATCTTTCGTACGAAAACCTGTTTTTGACTCATAGTGATCGGTTGAATCCGAAGTAATTTGAAGCTGCAGGGCTGGCATACTTCCTACTGGAAACATACCTGATACCGCACCATTAATAATTTTAGCCAGGAACAGTTCACCCTGTAACGAAATAACGTCTGGTTTATTTCCCATCTGCTTTTACCTCTTTTGTAGTTTTTGCTGCAGCTGGTTTCGACTCTTCAGAGGGCTTTTCTACCTCCTTGATCGTACCTGCATCTAATTGCTGTCGGATTTCAGCATCGGTGAGTCCACCCACGAAATCCCCTTTTTTGAAACGCCCTAATGGTTGTTGGGCTACATATTGCTTTGCTGCCATGATTGGCTCCTAGATAAACATTTTGGATTCATACACCAAAGTGATATAGACGCATGTTGGAGAGTAGTCCTCTTCAACTGCAATCAGGTTTAAAGGTCGTGCACTTGAAGCAGGCTGCCAACCTGATAATAATTCCAGGACTTGTTGCGTTAGTGCACCAGCACGATCCAGAACTGCAGAGCCATCATTAAGCTGTGCCGAAGCATGACGCTCAACCACCGTAACTTCCCATTGCTGGGCCAGCATGTTCATTGATGACTTTGCAACATCATCCAGCTTTCGGATACGGCGGTAATAGACCTGAGCATTTGGTGTAACCTGTGATAGCTCTGTAACAGTTGCAGAGTTAGCTGGTGTATAAATCTTTTTAAGACCTGAAATCCCAGTGAGTTTCTCTGCAATTTCATCGCGCACCGCAAAGAAGTTTTTATCGCTCATCAGTTAAATGCTCCGCGATATCATTTAATACATCCTGCTCATCCTGTTCGGTCAAACCCAAAAATGGACGGGCTGGCATATTGATGATGTAAGCCTTACCCATAGATTCCTGCATGAAGTTAGAACGGGATTTACGGACAAATCTGTTACCTACCGTGCCATCACGTCCCTGTCGAAAATAGGTACGACGCATTCTTGCTTCATGACGTATTTCACCGCCGAAGTGATGAATTGCGCCATAAACCACGTCAGTACCAATTTCTACTCCACTCTGCAGCACATTATGAGTAATGGAATCCATCAGCCGTGAAGTCTTACGCAAAGTGGTACCGCCTTCACGTTTAACTCGGCCAGACAAACGCCATTTCCCTTCAAGTCCTTCGCCATGCGTCCATCTATTACGGATATTGCTTACTATTGTTTGGCCAATCGTATCGAACAGTCTCTGTTGTGTTTCTTCAAAACCTGAAAGACGATGAAGT